CCATAATTAGGAATTCCTGTTGGGTATGTTTGAGAAGCGTATAAACTGGAACTAAATTTTTGTACTATAGAAGTAACATCTATATTTAAATCTAAAGAATCTGCATTTGCAAATGATTGGCTTCCTTCAAAACCACTACCTGTATACCAAACTCCACCTCCTTTAGTAATGTTTGGAGAAAATATTGACCCTGTAGTACCAGGAGAAAAACTTGAAGTCGACCATTCTATTTTGTTAATTGAGTTATCTCTATATAGCCATGAAGAACCATTAGATGATAAAGGTAAATTAGAATATCTACCTGTTCCTTCGTTCCATGATTGAGATATAGGAAATACTTCTATTAATTGTTCTGCTGCTAAATTTTTATGTTCTGTAGAAAATAATTGTAAACTTGCAGTAAAATTATTAGAACCTATTTTATTTATAACTTTTTGAATATCATCATTAGAAAATTGGATTAATATTCTTGAAGGATAATGTAAAGTATTATTTGATCCTTTTTCTTTTATAAGTTCAAGTACTTCATCATTACCAGTATTCATAGTACTCCTATCAGGATGACTATATAATGTTGTATCTTTTTCGGGAAATATAAAGTAATATGCCATTTTTAATATGTTGTTATGCTTCCGTTAATATCTTGGTTAGGGTATTTTAATTCAAAAATACTTGGATCCATTGAAGGGTATATAATACCATTACGTGTGGCACCTTCAAAATCATACTTATATTGTGAATATCCTAAAGATATTCCATTTTTATTTTCTATTTTTATATTTTCAACTGTTTGGACTCCATTAATACTCGCTAGTAGGTTAGCTATTTCAGATATAATAATAGGTTGATTAATTTGCCATTTATCTATATTAAAATAATCTTTTAACTCAGTTATACATTCTATTCTAACTTCATCATTATTATAATTTTTTAATGTTGTAATTTCAAAATTTAAGCTAAAGTTAATTATAAATGCATCTTTAATATTAATAGCATCAGTTAACATTCTAAATTGTTCTAAATAAGTAGATAAATTAGTTTTAGTAGCTTGATTTAAAGTTGTCAAATGTTTACTAGAATCATACCCTAAAGTATATAAGTTTAATGCTAAAGGATTAGGAATACTATTATATTCTGTTGTTAAGGGGGATATTTGATCATCTTGAATAATAAAAGCTTTAGATATATGACCAAATTTAGAAGGTAAAGATAAAGTTCTTATAATATAATCTTCTTTAGTAACTGCTCTTTTTTGTGCTGAAAAATTAGCCATTGCATTTAATCTAATATCTTCTATAGAATCTCCATTTCCTCCTCCTGTAGCTGGTTGGGGGTTATTGGATTGGATTGATGATTTAATTTCTTTTAGTAAAAGATTATTTAAATTAGGTTTATTAGATAATAATAAATCACCTATTTCAGTAATTGTATTTGATTGAACATTAGATTCTAATCCACCCCCTACTAAATAAGTTACAGTTAGAGTTGTATTAGCAGGTGCTTGACCATATGTTTTAGTAAATAAAAAGTTAGATGGATCATAAGCTGTATCTAATTTAGATCTTCCATCATTTATTCCTAAACCAATATTATCTGGGTTTGGGATAATTTCTTCATCTGCTTTATCGCTTATACCTGCACCAAATTGGATTTCTAATTGGTTGTTGTTTTTAAATCTTGAAATAAATCTTCTTGTAGATTTTTTTAATTTTAAAAGGTAAGGAGTTTGATTATTAAATTGTTTTAATTCAGGATCATTAGTACCTATATTTTCTACATCTTCAAAAATTGTATCTTGAGCTAAATATGGTACTTCAGACCAACTATTTCCTTCACTATCAATTATTGATTCAATTGATATAATATTATTATCAAATATTTCTAAAGTTTTAAAACGTTCAGGTGATCCTATATTAAAAGTTTTAGTTTTAAGTTCACCTGAAATTGCTTTAATATTTCTTTTTAATAAAAAGTATGTAGGATTAAAATTATCATCATAACTATATATAGATGGAGTAGGATCAATTGATGATGAAACTGAAAAATTAACTTGATTTGATAAATAAAAAGTAGGACCTTCAGTAGAAATAAAAGTTGAATTTGGTAAAACTCTTAAAGCGTAATCAAAATCAGGCTTATATTCATTATTTATTAATTTTGATGGAACTAATTGATTAATTTCTAAATCTACACTAGATGCTGCTGTTACTTTAGGTCTATAACCCATAGCATAAGCTAAATTATATAAATTTTCTCTTTCTTGTGCTAATAATAAAAAAGATTCTTTTAATTGAGTATCTGTATAAAATGATAAAACATCACCAACATAGGCGGCCATTTCAAGGAACATCATTCCTGGATTACCTTCACTAAAATCATTAAAATTATTTGGAAAATATACTTCAGCAAATTCTATTAATTGATTTTTATAAGAATTATAATCTTTATTAAGATATTTTACATCCTTATCTTGTGTTTTATTTGATATTTTATTATAAGCCATTTTTATAAGTTATTAACCATTTCCACGTGGGAAATAGGAAGAATTAAAATTCAATTGGATAGCATCTTTAGACTTATCCAAATTAAAAGTGTATGAAATTATTATGTTTAATTTATATTCATTTTCTAAAAAATCTAGATTTACATCAGATAAAGAAATTGTAGGTATATAAAATTCTATTTGGTTATTTATTTTTTCTTTTAAAATTTCTATATCTGGATTTTGTTCAAATAAAATTTTTTTTAATCCTATACCAAAATTAGGTTCGTTTATACGTTCACCTGGTTCAGTTAATAATAAATTAATTAAATTACTTTTAACTTGTTCTTTAACTGTATTTGTACTTTTAAACATATTAATTTCATCAAGAGGAAAAGCAACCCCGATAGTAACATTTTTGTTAATATCTAAAGGACTAATTCTTTTATTTCCATTAATATATGCCATTAAGGTTTACTATTTTTCTTTTTATCTATAGCTCTCATTAATTCTCTATAGTCTCTATTTACAACATTTACTACTTCTGTAGGCATTGTTTCTACTGGTAAAGGAGAAGATGTATTAAAAGGTTGAGATAAACTTACAGGTGAAGTTGTAGTTTCTAAATTAGTATTTCCTTGAGCTGTTTCATTTAATAAATCGTTAAGAGTATTATTAGATGTAAAATTTTTAGATATGGGTTTTTTACCTATAATTTTTTCTTTTAAAGAAGTTTGTACATTTTTAGGAATAGGTGTACGTTGTAAAGATTGTTCTACAACTTGTGGTTTTAATTCTTCACGTAAATCTTCTTTAAGTGTTTTAATTTCACGTCGAAGAGCATAATCTATCTCTTCTCTTACGACTTTTCTAATTAATTTTTCGAAAACTGTGGCTTTCATGTAAAATGATGTTTGTTAATAAATATAATTAAATTAAGCAATTCGATATTGAATTACTTGAAAGTTTGCATTTCGTATTCTTTCTATAGTATTAGATAATAAATCATCTTCAATAAGAATTATTTTTGTACTATTTGCATTATCTAAATTAATTTGAGCATTATTTATAGCATCAGCATAATCTTCGTCTTGTATTGAATCTCCTTCAACATTACACATTAAAGTATATTTTAAATAAAATGATTCAATTAACCCTAATACTGAAGATATTGTGTTTTTTATTACAATTATAGCTCCTAAAGCTAAAGTTATTATTCTTGCGGGGATTTTTATTTTATTAGTTATTTTAGTTACTTTTTTTTCAAAAACTTTTATTGAATTTTTTATTTCTTGAACTTTAGCTTTTGATTTATCTATTTGGTCTTTTAATTTAACAGTAGTTGCACCATCTGCTGCTGGTCCTTTTAAAAAATTAATACCTACTTTAGCTACTTGTACTATAACATTAAGTACAGGTATCAATGCTCTTAAGGTTTTAAAAATTGCTTCAATAATAAGTATTACTGCATTAATTTTAAGTAATTGTTCTTGAAGTTTTAAAAGTTTTTCATTTGATTTATTAATAATATTTTGTAATTTTTTTACTTTTGATGTCATTTTACCATAAATAAAATCAATACGATTTTTTACTTCTATACTACAAACTAATTCAGGTCCTTTAGACGTAATTTCATCCATCATCATTTGTTTAACAGTATCTTTAGTTGGAATTTTTTGTTTTATTTCAACTATTTTTTTATTAGCTTCATCTTTTACACTAGGTGCTACATTATCTAATATTTGTTGACTTTGTTGAAATAATGATGTTATAGCTCTTGTTGACATATTATATAGTTTTAACTTTATTACTTAATGTTTCTTTAAATTGTTTTCTAATTAATTTAAGTTTATCTTGACGTTTTTTAATAGGTAATAAATTAGTAGCATTGGGGGTTGTAGGACCAGAAGGAGGAGCTATGTAAGAAATTTCTTCATTAATCATATCTAATATATCTTCTAAAATACCTATTAAACCACCTTCTAACTCGTCATCATCTCCTATCATCCATTCTTTCATTTTATTACCTAATATTACAGGTTCAGTAGGTAAATTTCCATCTTTCAAACCAAAATAAATATTAGGAGAATTAACAATAAATTTACTATCTTCTTTATCACTTGTATCAAAATTAAAACTACCATTAGTACTAAATCCTATAGCTTTATCTGAAAATAGTAAAATAGAATCATCTTTGGCATTAAAAATTAGACGATCTGAATTAATAATTACTTGTTTTCCTTGGTATATATTAGGTGAATCTGGTGTATAACTCATTTAAGCTGATTTTAAATTTAATTTTGCTGTATTAATAGAATTAGTTGTTAATTTACTTAATGGATAATTGGCTGGGTTAGCTGTTTCTATATTATTTGAGTTAATTCCTAATTCTCTACAATAGGTAGGGACATCTAACCAAGGACAAGTTTTACCTTTTTTTACAGGATCAAAATATATTTGATTATGACCTAATATTTTAATATTAGGATATCTTATTACATAAAATTTAACTAATTCATTTAATGCATTTGCTTGTTCTTTAGTCAAATCAAAAACATGCCCACCTATCCAATTTAAATTGATAGTATTATGATTACCTATATCTTTACTTTGATTTGGAGATTTACCTGCTGTACCAACTCCAAATGATTTTTCATCATCTTTATATATTTGTATACATTTACCTGTATAATCTATTGTTGTATGATAACCATGTCTACTCCAACCATCACCATTAACATCTTGCATGAAAAATTTAGCTACTTTTTCATGTGTTGTTCCATATGCCATAGCTGTAGTGTGGATAACTAAATATTCTACTCTATTAGCTGTAGGTTGTAATTCAATTTGGGTTTTTAAATCATAAATACTTAAAGGAGGATGTAAAACAACAGATTTAGGTGGGTATGATTTAGATGGAACTGTTATTGTTGTACCAGTTTGTAAAGTATTTGAAAGATTTTCTATATCTTCTTCAGTTACAATTTCCCCATCTCCCATATCTTCTATATTATCTTCTCCTGCTCCATCAGTACCTGATATATCAGTAATTTCCATAGTTCCAGGTCCATCTAATATTTCTTCTGCATAATCTGCAAAAGGGTCATCGGATTCTACTGATGATGTAGGGGGAAGATTGACTGGTGTACTTTCAAATGATTCTACAGTATCTGTATATAAATCTTGTGTTGGTGGAATTGTTTCTACTGGTTGTATTGGTTGTTCATAATTACCTGTTAATTGTTCTTGTATAGTAGGTTCTATAACTAAATCAGCACCAAAAGATTTTTGATTTAATGAGGCAGGAATAAAATTAGATAATTGTTGATTAGATGTCATATAAATAGAAGAAACATCGTTTGCTATATCTTCTATATTAGGAATCCATCCTTTACCATCTAATTGAGGTTGACCATTTTTAATAATAGTAATAGGATCACCTAATTCACCTACATTACTCCAACCGTTAGGAGTCCCTACTTTATCACTTATATTAGTTGAACCAAATCTAATTGAATTACCAAATCTACCTTCTATAATAGTGTCCCCTTCATAAGGTAATAATGGTTTTATATTTAATTTTTCTTGAAAATAATTACCTAATTTAATATTTGTAGAAGCTTCTTCTAATTTTCTATTTATTGTTTGATTATAATCTTGATTTTTAGTATCTTTAATATATGGTAAAGCATTATGGTGAGGGTGGTTCCATATATTTAATATAGGAAAATAATATGAAGATATTTTATTATCTTTACTTTTAGTAGAAGTAATTAAAACTAATTCATTTATTAAAGGATAATTTTTTACAAAAGTAAATAAGGGTTTAGCTACAGAATTAGTATTAGAATTAGATTGATTTAATTCAGTATAAAATATAGTCCCTATTGAGTCATAATTTCCATATTTTTCAAACTGGTCATGACTGGGATCTAATATAATATCAGTAACCCTAACAACTGTTAATTTTCTTATTGTAGGTAATATTTGAAAATTATTATTAGTTCTAACTATTGCCATTATCTTTTTCTGTTTCTTCTATTATATTTTGTAATTGGTTCATTTCTTCTTCAGTTAACATATCACCTCCACCGTTAGTAGTATTTCCTGTGGATAAACGCTGTACAATGGCTGCCATTTTTAATAAATGGTCATCATTTTTAACGCTAATTTCCATGTATTCTTTAATTAATGGAACTACAACAGTAGCGTCTCCTAAGTTTTGGATAAGGGGTCTTAATTCAGCTATAAGCTGACCTATTTGTTTACCTTTTTTCTTTTGATTAGTGTGAATTTCTTTAAGAAGATCAGAAAAGGTTTTATCGTCAAATATTATTTGATTTAATGAATCCATATTGTATTTTATTATAAATATAGAATCTTTTAAATTTTTACATATCCCGTTTTATCATACTCATTATATAATTCACGATATTTTTTCTTAAGTACTTTAGTTACTTTAGTTATTACAGGAGTATCTACATTTGTAATTTCACGAATATAAATATAAAGGGCTTTTTTATTAAAAATTTCTAAATTTTCTCTACGTTTAAATAATATATTAACAGCATCACATACCTTTCTATCATTTTCTTTTTTAAATATCCTAAACATATGTTTATCAATATATTCAGTAAAATAATCTATAAAATCTTTTAAATCTTGTTTACGTTCTGGACGACCAAGTTCGTGAATTACTTTATCATCTTCATCAGCAGCCCCAGGATCTGTAGTTATTTTTTTCTTTTTATAATTTGTATTATTATATAAAATAAGATAATTTTTACCTACAATACTAAAATAAGAAAAGGCCTTTGAACCTTTAGTTGGGTCAAAATAATGAAGTTTTTCTAAAAGAAAACAAACAACTTCGTGTTTTAAATCTTCTAAATCATCTACTTCTGTATAATAGAATTTGAATGTATGAATAAGGTTTTCAGCTAATTTATAAAATGAATAATTTATACGTTCGTTAAATATTTTATTTCGTGTTGCTTCATTATTAGAAGCTAAA